GAGATATCCTTACCATTGGTAGTGATGTCTGATTTCTCAGTTAGGTTGTTTAGTCTCTGAGTGATGGATGGATTGTATTGACCTACCATGCCGCCCTGTATCTGATCATTTCTGATTTCTCTCTTTACATATGAACAGACAGTCCTATACTCTGAATATCTATTATCAGTATTATCAAAATAATGGTGAACATCTGAGTAGTTCTTATAGCAGAATATCTCAAATCCCTCATTAGTCAAAGGCACTCTCAAAGGCTCTGCCACCATCTCTGCAGTCTTTTGTGATAGCACCCATTTATGTCTAGGATTGTCTAGAGTATAAGCTCTATACTCCTCAAATATCTCCATTAGCTTCTCAGGAGTCTCTATTAGTTTTGTTCTACCCATTTCCTTGTCGTGTATAAAGTTTCTTATAATTTTTACTTGATTTCAGCTTAGAGGTCTTACTCTTAGCATGAACACCTGGTCTCTTTACCTTAGGCTTTCTGCAGAATGATATGCTACTCTGCTTCTGTGCCATCTTCTGTATCTTCTACTACAGGCTCAGGAGCAGGAATAGGTCCTTTAACTGCTTTATACTTCACTACTTTAGGCTCAGATACTGTTGGCTCTTCAAACATATAGCCTAAGCCTATAGACTCACAAAAAGTGTAATTCTCAGTTGAGACATTTACATTATTACCTTTGTGAGATACTTTTACTCCAATAAATTCATCTTTAATTTTCATCTCTTAGTTGTTTTAAATCGTTTTTAATTTCTTGTATCCAATAATGAGCAGATGTAACAGGTATTCTAAAGTATTCTGCCATTGCTCTAGCTGTACTGTATCCCTTATCAAAGTAACATTGGAACACTATCAGCTTAATCCTATCTGTAATCCTCCCTCTATATGTCTCTATCACTGCCATGTTGTTCTGATACTGCATATCCTCTCTAATCTTATCCCACAAATCAGTATCATCATCCATCACTATCGGCATAGTACTATCAGTAGCTGTAACTCTCTCTTGCCTATTAGTTAGTGAGGTAGACCATAGTATTTGCATCTTAATAGTGTTCAATAGATATGCTTTCACCTTACCAGGATCAGTCACCTCTATATCTATATTACATAAATATAAAAAAGAGTTATTTATTACAGCATCAGCTGAAATAGTAGATTTCATTCTTACTAGAAAATAGTTAGTATATTTCCTTATCTCTTTGTAGTGAGCTGATATGTAGTTATCAAGTATAGGTCTCATACCATTGCTTGAAATCCTTAAGCCATATCTTTCTCCTCACACTACCACAGAAACATTCCTTTTCATAACCAATCAGGCTATCTTTAATTGCCTTAAGTTTTAATAAGTGATTTTTATAAGACTGTTCTTTCTCAGGCAGATTAAATACCTGTTGTATTATTACTTGCTCAGCTTCTGTAAACATTCCTGTAGTATAAACGATAGTAATGCTACAATAGTTGCTTCAATAAAGGACCAGGTGCAAATTAATGTTAGCCAAAATGATATACATTTAATACAGGTAGCAGATGAATGTAGATACATTGCTAGAATGCTAGGCTTGAATTTGCTAAAGATTGAGTCAATCAGTAGCTGTAATGGCTCAAAGTTTACTAGAAACCATGATATTGCGATATAGGTTAGTATGTTCATTTGCCAAAAATAACAAAGGCAGCCATAAGACTGCCATAAAGTTATTAGTTTTTTAGATAATTTTTCCACCATTTGAGATAGAACTGCTCATTTACAGCCTTACCATTAGTGAATCTCCAAATACTACAATAAGAGACTCCGATATCCTCAGCGTAATGACTGAGCTTATATCTTTGGGTGAGCTTAGACTTGGTCTCTTCAATCATAAAGTCCTTTAGGCTCTGCCCCTTAGAAAGGGAGATCATCACCAGGATTATCAGGTACATGATCAGGAGCTGTTGCAGCTGCAGGAGGAGTAAGAGTTGATAGCTCAATCTTCCATAACTCTAGTGAGTTGAAATGCTTATCCTGCCATTCTCTACCTCTCAGATTGAATGATGCCTCCACCTCTTCACCTACTTTGTAGCCATCTAGTAGAGATGTTTTGTCTCCTGTAGCCTGTAGGGTGATGTGCTGAGGATATTTGCCATCCTCTACTGTTATTACTAACTCTCTCTTAGAGAACTTCTCAGTCACCTGTACGGTATCACCTATCACTTTGATAAGTCCTTTCACTTTGTAATCATTCATATTGTTGTTATTAAATTATACATACCTATTATTATCAATCCATACACTACTAGTGCCAGGATCATTGCTAGTGTTTTTTCTGTCATAGCTTCTCTATTTCTTGTTTGACTTCGTTCCAATAATCAATAGTAGCATAATGTGATGCCATCCATAAAACAGTATCAACTGCTATTAATGCACATTGTTTTGTTAATTCTTTAGCTTCTGACATTAATACCAAACCTGTTACAAATTGTTTTCCTGCTATTATTGGTCTATATTTCCAAAATAACTCATCTGCTTTCTCTTTTGGTGTCATACTACTTTTTCAGGGAATGGATTATCAAGTCTCATTTTTGCTACTTCAATCTCTGCTCTTGTTGTTAGAGCTTTTGCATACTCATCAGCCATAAGAGCTACAGTTGAGTGAGGATGTACGTACTCAGCTGCATAGCCATTTCCGATTGCTGATAGCAGTCCTTGCATTGCTGCAATCATTGCTTGTTGGTAAAATTCTTTTTCTGTCATCTTATTTATTATTTAATTGATTAATATACTTAACATAGTACTCAGTGCAGTAATGCAGTCTTACCTTAATCTCCTCCTCAAGCTCCAGGTCTCTAGTGAAGAATAGAGTAGTAATTCTCTTCTCAGGAGCTATGTGATCTACCTGATGCAGTGATAAGTTCTCCCATTCATTCAGTAGAGATGGATGAGTAGAGACCATGCAATAGACTAGAATAGCATAGTTCTTATCATATAACATCATGTAAGCTCTTAGCTGCCACTCATAATCTTTATTTACAGCCTCTTCTGAGGTAGCAGGGAACGTTTCTAATGACCATGATGTCTTGATGTCTATGATTTGGTCATCTGCTACGATATCAGCCTCTCCTGTGAGCCATTCGTTGTTTAGTCTCTCAGTGTTCTTAGAGTAGTTGCTAAACATTACCGAGTTGAATAGAGCTATAGAATCATTCTCCTGCAGATTGCCTTTATTAATGTACTTATTATTCAGCTCTACATTATAACCGTAGAAATCCTGCTTAGCTACACCTCTAATGTAGGTCTTAGTAGTTTCAGATAGCACCTCAGACTTAGTCCGAGATGCTGTCATTAATTTTCCTAGTGATGAGGGATGCCATTTCATAATAACATGAGTGCTTTAAGTTGTAAATCAGTTAGCTCAAAGGTCTCTCTTAGCTTAGGTATAGTAAACTTACCATCTTGAATAGATACTAATGCCTCCTCAAATCTTTCCTTAGATAGTCCAGGCTTAGCTGCCTTAACAGGTACACTTGCTAGATTAGCATCATCATCTACTGATTGTAGGCATAAGATACTGCTCAGAGTATATCTACGGTAGTAAGTCACAGCAGATCCTACTTGCTGAGGATTAAGTCCTGCAGGTAATTCCATACATGACTCAATAGACTCATTAGAATCTATGCAAATAATCTGAGTGCATACTGAATTACCCTGAATAGGCTGTAATAATAGTAGACCATTCTCTAATAAGATAGGCTCTACTGCCTCAGTGATTGCATTGATGTCAGAGTATGACTTTTTAAAGTGGGGATTGGTAGCATTCTTAGCTACTTTGCCGATTGACTGCTTAGCTTTGTGTAGCTTTTGGTGCAGAGTTAGTACAGGTGCTGATACTACAGCTTTTGTTTTTGTTTCCATGTGTATAAATTTATTATTTCAACAAAGATAATCAATTATTTTATATCTGCAAGGAAATTACAATAAAATATCATAAATTCATCAAAAGTCCTAGCAATAAAGTATGTACCTCCTGCAGCTTCTACTGATTCCTGATACCTCTTCTGCACTTCTGACTGCCTATCCTTACCATACTTCACCTCAATCTTAACTGATCTACCTCTAATGGTGGCAGATATATCAGCAGAGCCTTTAGTACCTGTGCTAGGAGTATAAGTGCCTTTCAGCTGTCTAGTATTCTCACCTACCTGTATCTTTTTACCCTCTCTATACACTCCCATTGTATTGATTCTCTCAGCTTGAAAGCCTGAATAGGTTAGAAAGTGAATGATACATTTAGTCAGAGCATTGGCTGAGTTATCATTCCAATCTGATGCCGTAATGTATGGCATGGTAGGGTGCTTTAGGGTGAGATAGTTAATCTCTAGGGCTTTTAAAAGTGTTTTGTTTTCTTTGTTCATTTT